AGATCGACTTCCGCGTGATACTGGGCGTCTATGCCCTTTTCAGCCTCGCGGCGTATCTCCGCTAGTGCCTGAATTATCTGATCCGGCGTTACTATTTCTTCGCTCATTTTCCAATTTCATTTCTAGTTGATGAACCCGAAAGAACGCGTGAGTCCAGCCGAACTGCTTACCTTTGTAAAGCCGCAAAGCCAGCTCACGCTGTTCCTCGATGTGTGCAATCAAGATTGCTTCTCTTTGGCTGTCCAATGTTCCGCCCACTCCGTAATCGTGGCTAGGATGGCGTCCTCTACGCCAGCTTGCCTAGCTTCACTATACAACTTACGCAGGGGTTCTAGTCCTTTAGCGGCTTTCGCCTCGGCTACCCAATCGCGGCTAGGGGTTAGGCCACGCGCTACTTTAGCCATCTCCTCACGTGTTACACGCTTGTCGCCACCATAATTAGCATTCGCCAAAGCGCGACCAATCGCACTGGTTTCGCAGTTTTCTAACGCGCTAGTTTTATTTGCCATACCGTTCTTGCCGTCTATTTCGAAAGCTAATCCGGTGGCCTTTAGATACCAGCTGTTTTCCGGATACTCTTGCGCCGGTGCGTCTGTCCAAATCTCGAACATTGGCAACCAGATCTCGGCTTTGACTACCCAAGTTAGCGCCGCGCGATCCTCTGGCGTGGTCAGGTTGTGCGTAATTATCCGACCGTGAGGATGGTCAGCGTAGAAGCGCTTTATGCGATCTTTGACTTCCTCGTAATCGTTAGGGTTATAGCTCATTGTTATCGTCCTCTGGTTTGCTGTTGTTGATTACTTCATCTACCTTGCGCGGTAGAACCACATCTGGATTTAGCTTGTGGTATTCCTTGTCGGTGAGGATCGTAACCAATGTCCAGTTTTCTTCCTCGCCAACAGTTAGCCATTTGCTTCTTAGGCCGGCGAACTTTAGTTTGTAGGCGTGATAGACCACCACTTCATAGTCGCCTGTGGGGTCATAGCCTCGGTGTGGCCGGATACGCTCTAGCGCTACCACTTCACCGGCTATGTTCGTATTCTCGAAGTTATGCCTAACCATTACGACCTGACCAACCTTTGGTTCGTCCTCGTAAAAAGTGTCCAGCACGTCGATTAGTTGTTCTGGCTGTTGCATTTATTGCCCTTTCTTTTTTGTTAGATACGGCTTGCCGCCGTTACGCGCAACCCTGATGTATGACGGAGTGCCATAGATAAGTGCTGTGCGAGCTTTGCCCATTGCGTCTAGAACTGCGGCTTCGGCCGCTTTTAGATCCTTGGTAGTTTCTTCGACTGCCTTTAGCGCACCGAAGTATTGGATACCTAAATCGTCTAGCTCTACTGCTAGATCCGGATCGATGTCTGGATGCTGAGCGCGAACTGCCTGCACAGTTGCTTCTGAGCCATCCCATTCTGGCCTTTGGCCAGTAGCTAGGCATTTTCTAAACATCTCTACCTGAACTAAATCGTGGTGTTGCCACATTGGATCTGCTTCGACTAAGAACTCACGATAATCAGAACCCGCGATTAGAACTGCGACACGCGCTTCGAATAATCCGAGGGTTGCCATATACCATTGGACTTGGGTGCCGTAATAGCGTGGAACTCCCTTTTCCCAATCGTCCGCAAATCGCGCAGTTTTGATTTCTAAGATACCGAGTTCGCCATTTTCTTTTTCGTAAATAGCGTCCGGATTAGCCAACATAAAATCGTGCTTGTTATTTACCCAAGTTCCTACGTCGCGGTAAATCTTTAGTTCGGGGTGGTCAGCTTCGAACCGGTTGATAATTACTGGCTCTAGGGATCTGCCCCAATACATCGCCTCATTGTCGCTGTTGTTAGTAGGGATTAGGCCGAGCTTCTTGGCCCAAAGTGAATAGGCGCTTTCGTATTTGCTTTCACCGGCTATCGCTCCAACTTCGGATCCGCCAATACGATTTTCGCGCATTTTTAGCCACTCCTCGGAGCCGGCTTCGGCGTGACCGATTAGGGTCGCGGTGACTTTTTCTGCTATGCTGGCCAGAGCCATCATTTACTTGTCCTTTCTGGTGGCGGCCGGCGGTCAGCGTAGATCGCCGGCTTCTTTTTTACTCTAGGGCTACCGACTGACTTTTTTAGGCCAGAAAGCCGCGCCGTTAGCAAAAAGTTATTTTCTAACTCGCGGTAAGCCTAGCTCGGCCCACCGACTTTTTAGAACTAGCCTCAATCTATGAAATCCGAGGCTCAGGAGAAGTACCTAAGGCTCAACGAGCGTATTATCGCTGAGAACGAGCGCTCAGGCTTTGTGCCACCTTGCCGATCTAAACCGAAAGTCTTTTTCCCAGAGGATTTTTACCAGAATGCCGAGCGCGAGGCCGTAGAGCGCCAAGCTAAAGCGCTATGCGGACGCTGTTTATTTACTAACGAGTGTTTAGATTATGCCTTGACCGCGAGGGAAACTACTGGCGTTTGGGGTGGTATGACCGGCCGCGAACGGCAGGGATTATTACGCCGCTTAGGTTAGTCTTTCTTGAAAGCTACCGAGGTTAGCAAGCTAAGTAATCCAGCGCCTAGTGAAACCGAGGCTAGGCCAGCCCAGTCAATCGCAAATAGGCCGATAGATCCTGACCCAATGAAAGCTAGCGCGGCCTGAGCTACTGTCTTGATAGCTCTCTCGCCGGCGTATGACCAAAACTCTAAACTAAACATCTTCACGATCCTTACTGGTTTTTACATCTTCGTATGTAGCAAAAGCAGTATAGGCCGTGAGGATAATAGAAATCAAGGCCACACCGCCAATTATCAACTCGCGTGAAACTGAGGTATCAGAAGCAAAAGTAGCCGCGCCGAAAATAATCATTGTTGCGGCCAATGCGAAGCTCATATAGATCAGCCTACGGCGGTGTTTCCAGCTAGGCATTCTGCTTGTTCATCCAAGCAATCGGATCCACCGGAACATTCTTACGGCGGACTTCCCAATGGCAATGAATACCGGTGCTAGCACCGGTTGTTCCCATAATCCCTAGTTTCTGGCCTTGCTTTACGCGATCGCCAGCCTTGACTACGATTGAGTTTTCTTCTAGGTGAGCTACCAGATGAACTACGCCGCTTACACCCCGATACTTTACGAAGTAGCCATAGCCGCCACCGGGCGCAGTCGATTTGCGAGCTTCGAGAATTAGGCCATCTTCCGGTGCGATTATGGCGGTGTTAGCGCGGCCGGTAACTAGATCTACGCCGGCGTGTAACCGGCGCTTACCGGTGATTGGGTGCTGTCGCCATCCATAAGGCGAAGTGATTTTGTATTTACCCTTGACCGGTGCGAGGATCGTCATTTGAGCAGACTCCATAGTGCGGCCACAAAGCCAGTTAGACCAGCGCCTAACGCCGAGAAAGACAACTTCTCAATCCACTCAAAGCGAGCTAGTTTTTGCTCAACCCTGTTCATACGGCTAGGCAGGTCTTTGAGATTTTTTAGATCGGCCACAATCTCAATCTGAACTGACTGAAGTTCAAGTAGCTTCTCGTATATGTCTTTTTGCGTAATCCTTACGCCGGTCGTTTCTTCTGGCATTGTTCTAGTTTACAAGACTACGAGATTAGTGCGGCGACTTCTGCTTCGCTCAGTCCAAGTGCGGCTAATTTTGCCTTAGCGCTTTCTTTAGCCTCTAGGCGAGCCTGTTCTGCGGCTTCACGAGCTAGGCGATCTGCCTCAGCCTTAGCAGCAATAGCCTCTCTTTCGGCAATTTCTTCTGCACTAAGTGGCCGTTCTGTTACTTCGCCGGTTTCGCAATTTACAACGATTGAGATTGGTATTGTCATTCTTCTATCCTAACTAAGCTTTAGTTACTTTGTATAAACTAACGGAACTAAATTGTCTTAGATTTCCGCCAGAACCACTATAAATCTTGATGCTTGAAATAGCGCCCGTAATTGAAGTAGATCCGGCAAATAACCATTGTTGCGCGGCAGAAGCGTTAGCCTCTGTGACGCTCTCGGCACTAGCTGTCTTTGCCGCAGATCCGCTGTAGTTGGGAAAATAAACTAAATTGCTGGAAGCGATAACTCCACCACCCGGCATAGCTCCCAATGTCCAATCCCCACTATTTACGACATTGTTAGAGGTTGTAGTCGTGCCAGATCCATACAAAGCTCTATTGCTATAAACCAAACCAGTATTGCCATTTATTTGAATGTTCATGTTGGCATTGCCGCTTGCGTCAATCAAAGAACATAGAAGCACCAAATCAGTAGCATCTTGCGGAATACTGCTGAAAGTAATGTCTGCCGCTCCGCCAGCCGCCGTCACGCTTATTGTTTGAACTAATAACATTTAGCCCTCAATTCCATAAAGCGAGAAAACAGTCCCGGTATTGAAAGTGCCGCTTCCAACTAAAACAGTTAGCGAAGTTATAGCGCTAGTGTTAGCCCATCTACCAGCAGTCGTGGTAGTCCTATTGGCACCATCATTAGCCCTAGCTACTACGAGCTTGTGTTTATTTGTTTGAGTGTAATCCAAAATTGAAGCTATGCCATTGAAGTTAGTTGTGACGAAGCCAATAGAAAGATCAGTACCAGTCGTAGAAGCGCTTCTAGCGCCTAAGCTCGGATGTCCTTCCATAAGCACATATGGATAATTAGCACCAGTATCAGAATTGAACTGTAATCCCAATGCCGCGCTAGTGCTAGGCGCTCCTGCTATAACCAACACCAAATCTCGTAGGGTTTTCCCCTCTTTTGTCGTAGGGATAGAACTAAAAGTAACGCTAGCCACAGCGGATCCCAGCGTTTGCGATGATAGAGCTAAATAACTAGACATTATTATCCCTTGATCCCATAAAGCGAGAAGCGCGAACCCGATACAAAGTTTGTTCCTGCGTTTTGATCTAGAGTAATTGAAGTTACAGCGCTAGTGCTTCTCCATAGACCAGACATCATCATAATTCCGTTAGTACCACTAGCGCTCAATCCTGTTAGCGATCGAATTGTCTTGTTTTTTGATGTGTTAGAAAAATCTAGTATGTCGATAATTGCGAAGCCAAAACCATTAGCCGTAAAGCTATTACCAGCGATGTAGCCAGCTTCCATATTGCTTTGACTAGTTCCATTACTAGAACTCACCGCTGATCCGTCACCCATTATGTAGTGGTCTGAATAGTTAGTCGCGGTGTCGGCATTGAAAATCATTGTCATGTTATCGACTGTGGAAGCCCTATCAGTTCTAACCGCAATTCGTAATTGTAAATGTTTATAGGCTGCCGCAGAAGTGCCTAAATTGCTGAAAGTTACATCCGTAGTGTTGGTGCTGATTAGTGTTGTCGAGATTAGATCTACTGAGCTTAGGGCAAAGGGTGGATTGCCAACTAGCATATTGCGATACCAGACATTATTAGTCAAGGTTGAACGCGTCATAGATTTAGGCATTAGAACTAATTTCCTAACAAAGCAGCTTTTACTTCATCCAAACTGAAACCGGCGGCTTGGAGCTGGTCTTGAATAGTGGTAGTCGCTCTTGGGATAACCGGTTGAGATGGACTAACACCGGGATAATCAGCCGTGGGATCTTGTATTGAAAGAATAGATTGCTTCGCCCAAGCCTCAGCCTCTTTTTTCGAAGCCCAAGGAGTGCCGTCCGGCCAAGTCGGTTGATAAATGTTTGGAGCTTCGCCATCCTCGTACCAAATGCGAACTTCTAAAGAGCTGTTGATCTCGTATTTCATAATTCTTCCTAGGGTGAAACAAGTAGGGTTGTGGTTCCTTGTGGTAGAAGAACCTTGCTATTCACCAATCTAGCAGAGTCTAGTGTTCCGCTAGTAGGTAATGTGGCAGAAGTCCAAGTTACGCCATCTGTGGAAGTGTAATAGGTAGCCGAATTATTAGTAAATAAGGCAAATTTGCCACTCGCGTAAGTCAAAGTCGTAACATTGGCCGGTAAAGTTCTAGAAGTCCAAGTAGCCCCATTATTAGTCGATGTCGCCCCAGTCGTTGAGCCACTTACAGCCATTACAAAAATGTTATTTCCACCTGCTATGCGGTTCCAACCTGCGCTGGATGGTGGGCTAGCGCTACTCCAACTTGTTCCGTTAGTCGAATAATAAACTAAGTTGTAACTGGTGTTTTGACTAGGTGTGCAAAAAGCTGATCCATTGTGAGCAATTTCGGCATAAACACCTTGCGTACCCTGAGATGTCCAGCTCGTGCCGTTAGTCGAATACTGGATAGAAGTTCCCCATGTTCCAGTATTTATGTTGGAAGTATAAGATGGCATTACGAAATAACCATTAGCGTAAATAATCGCTAAATTACCCTGAGTGCTAGCCACTGTGGTTTGTGTCCAAGTTATTCCATCGGTCGATGTATAGACAAAATTAGGGGTCAAATTGAACACCGTATTGGAATAAACGGTCAAAACGAAAGTTCCATTACCAAAGGCAACTTGTCCAAAATAATAGCTTGCAACAGTTCTGCTAGTCCAGCTTGATAAATTACTAGAAGTTTGAACAGTAGTATTTCCGCCGGACAGAACCCAAGTGTTATTACCAAAAGCCGCGCCAGAGGTATTGCCAGAAAGTTTTGTGTAGGAAGTCCAACTTTGAAGCGTAGGATCGAAAGCTGGATTACCAGCAAGGGTATTGGAATACTTCGCGTAATTAGAAATACCGGCAGTAGAAAGTTTTACAACACCCATTGTGTTGCTCCTTACGCGGTTATTTCAGAACCAAATGCGTTGAAACTTAGATCTGCGGTTGAAGCATAAACTTCTAGAACATCCGACGCGTCTAGAGTAATACCAAGCGTTAGTGTTGTTGAGTCAGACGCGCCGACAGTAACATTGAACGCTAAGTAGTGCTGATTGGCTAAAGCCGCGCCATTCGGACGCACAGCGATCCTATATGTCGCATTGGAAGCTGATCTATTAGCTACAACGATCGTAGAAATAACAGTTTCAGTTGCGGCTGGAACTGTGTAAAGGGTAGTTGCTGTCGTAGCTGACGGCGCAACCTGCCCAAGAACTTTGTAAGCTGTTGCCAATTTAGGCTCCCATCATCATAAAAATTTGCGCATTAGGATCAGTAGTAATACTAGCCCACGAGGCAGCCGTGCCATTAGTGGTTAGATACTTGCCAGCGTTACCAGATTGAGCTGGTAATGCCGCGCCGCTCCAAGTTGTTCCATTGTAATACTCTAAAGCGTTAGTGTCCATCAAATATGTGAACATACCCTCAGAAACAACTGTGCCAAGTGCAGACGCTCTAGCGGCTGTTCCAGCAAACACCATAATTGTTTGTTGCATTAGGTAGGTATTTACTTCGGCGGCGGCTAAAACATCGCCAGCTGACCATACTTTGTAACCAGCACCAGCCATACTTATTTTCTCCTTAGAAAGCTAAAGCGTTTCCGCTATCCAGCTTACCAAAAGCCGGATCGTCTAATACGAGTAACGCAAAGTCAAGTGTAGCAAAGCCAAAAGTGATCGTATGAACGACCGGGTCAATGTCGCTGTCTATCCTGATAATTTCGGCATATTTAGTAATGGCCGGTGGTAGGTTGCTGGGCGTAAATTTGATTTGAACTACATCGCCTAGTTCTAACGCCAGTATTTGAGCTTGTTCAGCCGGAGTAAGCTGATCCACCTGAACGCTGACTTCCTCAAAGCGGTATTCAGGCTGGCTGTATTTTTGGGTGTAATAATCAGCTAGATCTATGACGGCTTGGCTATCGGCCATTAGTAAGCCGGTTTGAGTTAGGTTTCTAACTCCATACTCACCTATCGAGTCTGTGTCTAAAGATACAACTGTTCCAGCGGCTACCGAACCAATTTCTATTTCGTTGTATAAAAGCTCAGAGCCATAGACAACTTTCATACCGTAATAGCGGATGCCGGTGCCGTCATCGGCTAAAGTCACGCCACCGCTAGTTGGTGCGCTACGGCGATCGCGGAAAACTACATCGCCATTACCAGCAACAAAGAAAGACCCCGGCTCGCTGTCGGCAACTGTTCTTAGATAGTCCAAAACATTCGTGCCGTCCTCAATAACATCCGCAGTTAGATTTTGAACACCAGTTTCTATGCTTCTTTGAGTTACTGGCCAATCAACTTCTGCTCTCGATAAAATAGCGTTGATACGCTGACCGGATGTTTGAGCTGTCGCAGTTCCACCGGTTAGCGTTTGAGTAGCTAATACGCTAAAAGCATCCGAACAAGCGGCGCTAGCTGTGTTGTCGTTGTTGGTGTCGTAGTTTAGGTTCCAGTCATCAACCGCACCCCAAAAAACGTATTCGCCACCAGAAGTTATGCGTATTGACCGCTTAGGGATAATTTGCCCAAAAAACGGACTAGCCGCGTATTCCGGATCGAAAGTGCGGTCATTGTTATTGAACACAATGTTCGCTAGACCCATCTCATAAGTGTCTAATTCGCGGTTCTTACCACGACTAATACTGATTGAGCGAACCTTGTTAGTCACGTCGTAATAGAGAGTTCCGCCCAAGACCCACTGAGGATCGTCTAATTTACCGGCTACCGGGTCGTCTAGTTTTAGAAACGGCCCACGTCCAGTTTCAGTTAGGTCGAAACCAATTTCTACTAGGGGTTGAGGAACTGCCATTAGACCGAAGCTCTACCAATCTTTAGACCGCCACCGCGAGTTGTGTATCTGTTGATGACTTTAGCAACATCTTTACCAACTTGGTCGGTGGATTTGGTGGTGTCGTTCTTTACAGTTAGGTAAATGTTTTGCGTTCCAGTATTACCAGTATCGCGTCTTATTACTCCGCCATCACCTCTAGGGCCACTAGGGAACTTGATGTCGGGGATAGTGACCGGATCTAGCTTGCCCAACTTATCCCAGTTGCTAATTAGTGTGTCCATAGTGGTATTTAGCGTGGCGATCTGACCATCTAACAGCGAGAAGTCTGTTCCAATTTCGGCTAGATCTTCTTTGAGCTGAACCTTGATTTCTTTGACTTCTTCAATGAAAGTTTTAGCCGCTTCGGTCGTAGCCTTAGTAAAAGCTGTTTGCTGTTCTGCTAGTGCCGTAGTCAGGTCAGTTTGCGTTTGCGCATAGAGGTCTTTTAGTTCCTGAGTGGCTAGACCTTGCTTGTTATAGATCTCCTGAGCCAACTGATCCATACCGCTGTTGGCGGTAGTTTCTATCGAACCGAATAGGCTTTGCAGTTCTTTTTGAGTTTCCGGCGTAGATTGTAGGATCGCGGAAGCTAGCTCGTTACCGGTCGTAGTTCCGGCCGCAACAACCTGTTCGATGAAAGTCTGAGAGAAGCCGGCCGTAGATAGTTTTGCGGCGTTAGCCAATAGGTCTTTAG